GTTCCCCTTGTACAACTGGCCCAAGTAGGCCGCTTCGCAGTACCCCAGCACGCCACGGCGCACGGACTCCGCTTCCTTGCCCTCGGCCTTGATCCCTTGCAGGATCCGGCGCACTTCGGCCCGGGAGGCCCCGTCCAAAAGCGCCTTGGCCAGATTGTCCGATGCGGCATTCGGTCCCTTGATCCCCGCTCCCACGGCCTCGATGTCCTCGGGGCCCATGCCCTCGGTGCAGTTGGGGGCGATGGTCTCCAGGATGCTGAGGGCCATTCCCGGGGACCCATTGGCCGCCACGATGATCCGGTCCCGGAGTTCCTTGGGCACCGTGTAGCCCTCGGACTGGCAGGTCTTGGCCAGGAGGACCTTGAGACGGGCGTCGGGGACAGGGGACAGATTGAAGCACTGTGCCCGGCGCTGGAGTGCCACGGGGAGCTTGTCGGCTTCCGAGGTGCAGAGGATCCAGTACAGGTGCGACAGAGTCCCTTCGCCGCTCTCCTCCACGATCTTGAGGAGCACGTCCTTGGCGGTGGGCGAAAGGCGGTGGATCTCGTCCACGATCACGACCATGGGAGCATTGGCCATCGGCTTCTGTCGGACCTCCTCGCGAAGGGCGCGGGTGTCCTCCGCACAGGAGTAGCTGGCGGCGTCGATTTCCTTGACGCACAGGAGGCGGTCGTCCGGGTCCGGGACCAAGTAGGACGCGATGATCTTGGCCAGGGTGGTCTTTCCGGTGCCAGGGTTTCCGGTGAACACGAAGGCATGAGGGACCTTGTCAGCCGGAAGGTCCAGGAGGGCCTTGACGGCGGAAACCGTCTTCTCGTGGCCCTGGATGCCTTCCCATGTGGTGGGACGGATGCGGGTGGCGAGGGCGGTCATGCGGAAGCCTTGATCTTGCGAAGGGGTCCCGTGGGACGGACCATGACCGGTGTCCCATCGGGGTGCGTGCGTCCGGAGGCGCGGGGCTTGCCCGGAGGGCCTTCGATGTATTCAGGGGCCTTGGGGGACATGACATCGCGAATCGTGGGGGAGTGCCCCTTGTCCACAAGGCGACTCTGGACACCGAGGACCGAGCAACGGCCATTGCGGGACTTCATGCGATTCTTCACTGGATTCTCCTGTTGGGTTGTGGGGCTACTTGGCCCCGGGTTACTTGAAAAACTAAGGGACTAGGGACCAAAAGTCAAGGGGTCGAGTCGGGAATCTTTCGCCAGCCCACGAAATCCGGGAACCGGAGATCGGGGCGGCTGGGGAACTCGGCATAGTGGGAATCGGCAACGTCCTTGCGAACCACGCCGGGCACCTCGGAGCCATCGGCCAGGACTCCAAGGAACTGGAAGCCCTCCTGATTGTAGAGCCAGGAGCGGGGGTAGCAGGGGCCGGAAGGAGTGATGGGCACTAGATCCCGTCCCTTTCCCGGATCCTACGTCTGCAATCCCGTATGGTGCAGTAGGCGCACCAGTCCATTTCCCAGCCAGGATCGAAGAATCCAAGGGACAGGATCCGAAGGATCCCGGTCGCAATTTCGATGGCCCCTAGGACCATGATTTCCCAGCGGTGCATTAGTGCGCGGCCCCCATGGAAAGCGTGTGGACGTGGACATTGATCCGGGTCACTCCGAAGACCTTGATCTCATGCGCGGGGATCCGGAGCTTCTTCAAGGTCTCGGAGAAGTTGGATAGTGTTTCGGTGGACATTACGCGACCTTCTTTCCGGCCTTCGCGGCCTCTTGCACCTTGTATGCAGCGCGGCGTTCGTGGTATCGGCGCATGGCCTTCTCGGAAACGGAGCCCGGGGTCCAGCGGCGGATTCCGGTGGAGGTTTCAACCACGTCCACCTTGGCGATGTCGGCGGCCAGGATCGCGTCCATGAAGTTCGAGAAGTGCCGGTCGTTGACGGTGTACATGGATGCTCCGGTGGAAGGAGGGGCCACGCGACCCCCTGGACCAAATATCGCAAAGGCTCCCGCAAAAGTCAAGGGCTAAAGTGCAATTCTCCACAATTTTCCATCGTGGCCCAATTCCCGTCGATCTCGGAGCGCTCGGCCTCTATCACCAGCGGCGTAATCAACCACGGCCAATGCTCCCGGACCTTCTGGGTTCCGTACTCCCAGACCAGACGATCCACGGCCGCCTCGTCGTCCGGGTGCAGATCTACCACTAGGGCGTCGTGGATGTTGCACACGATATGCGACCGTCCCGACAGGTCCCGGATCTTCTCGTCAATCTGGGAGATGGTCCAGAGGAGGCAATGGAACGCCGATCCCTGGATCTGGAGATTCGTCGCCTTCGTGAAGATCAAGGGACCACGGCACCGGAAGCCCGTGTACAGTTCGATGTATCCCTTCGCAGGTAGTCGTCGTAGATGTCCCGCTTCCACCGAGCGTATCCCGGGAACCGAGATTCCCAGAGGATCTTCTCCACCCCGGCGACATGGGACAGCCAAGTGTGGTCCGGGGATCGCTTGACGGCCTTGATGTAGTCCCGCTTCCGGTCCTTGTCCCACTTGCCCCATTCCTTCGGGTGCAGTTCCGTGATGCCCTTGGACGCCAAATGCGCCTTGGTCTCCGGCTCGATCTGTTTCCAGATCCCCAGGTAGGTCGAGACGCACCCGGACCCATAGAACGACGGGAACACGAAGCCGTTCTTTGCCGCCTGTCGCTCCGGCTTCCGGACTTCCCCGGGGACGCCACGGAAGAAAAGATCCATGGCCGTATCGGTGTGCATGTTGGTCGTCGGATCCTCGACGTACCGGAGCATGTTCGGGTCCTTGTGGTAGCAGGCCCCTACCCGAACCTCGATCTGGCCGTAATCGTATTCCTTGATCCGGTTCCCAGGGGACGGGCGATAGATGGTTCGGATCGCCTTCTGCATTGCCTTATTCCGATTGGGGATATTGGCGAGGTTGGGATCCGCGTGCGAAGCCCTGTAGCTATCCGCTCCGCCGCCGTCCTCGTCGCTCCGATTTCCCCCCGCTAGGTTGAAAGCCCCCCGGATCACGCCTCCCACGGCTTCCCGGCGATACTGTTCCAGGTAGGTGTCCCGCATCTTCTTCAGTTGCCGGGACTCTAGGAGCAAGTCCGCAAACGGTTCGGCGACCGTCTCCAGGAACTCCTTGTCCACGGATCGGGTTTTGTATCCCAGCTTCGTGGCGAGCCTGAGCAGATCCGGATTGGATCCCACGTTGAACCCGGGACCCATGCCCTTGATCTCCGGGCATTCCTGGATCTTGGTTTCCGCTTCCGCGATGGACAGAGATAGGTCCCGGTACGTGCCTTCGAGCTGGTCCATGTCAACCTGCATTCCCCAGGAGCTATCGCGAGCCAGGGACATGGAGGCATTCAGGAAGAACCGGGAGCCCTTGATCTGCTTGGGCCATTCGCGCATGGAGACCCGTTGGAGCTTGCGGACCTCCATCATGTATCGGGAATCCAAGGCGCAATAGTGGAGAAGCTGGTCCATGGGCGCATCTTCCACGGCGTTGAACGCATTGCACCCCTTTTCCTTGGAGTGCAGGTACTTGTCGATTGCCGAATCGTACCCGAGGATCCCGAGGCGCGTGAAGGTCTCGAACTTGAGGCTTGTCGGCCTCGTGTTGTGGATCACATGGGCATCCAAGCAGGTGTCGAACGTCCAGCCGACGGGCCAATATCCGAGGCAGTGGTAGGTCCACATGGCCTCGAACTGGGCATTGTGGGCACCCTTGCCGACCATAGGATCCGTGAGCAGGGATTTCCAGGCCCTCCGGAACTCGGGATCCTCGAACATGGGCATCGCGGCGCATTGGTCTTCCCAGCCGACGGAGGCACAGACGATCTTGTGTCCCTGCGCATGGGGCTTGATTCCCGTGGTCTCGTAGTCGAACCCGACCTCGAACCCAGCACTAGCCGCCTGTCGGTGCAGGAGGTCGATAAAGGCCGTGGCATCCTTCGGGTCCCGGATCTTCCGCATGTTCTCCTGGGGCTTGTCCGGGACTTCCACCGAGACCTTGGACGCGATCCCCTGGACGGCTTCGGCTAGTTGGTCCATGAGGTCCGTAGGGCTCTTGTTCTTGAGCAAATAGCGCATGGACTCGATGGGACAGACCCACGCCTGGAGTTCCTGGTCCGGGATCTGGAGCCCAAGGAAGGCCGACGGCTTTACGTTGTTGAGGCGGCCTGTCAGACGATCCCCTAGGAGGGCCGTGATGGTCGCCACGCCCATGGGCACAATGATCCTAGGCCGCAACGCCACAATGTCCCCATGGAGCTTAGGACGGCATTCCTTGGCCGCCTTGGCCCGTTCGCCTTCCAGTGACTTGTCCGAGTAGTCCTTCCAATCGGTTCCCAGGTGGCATCGGGTCGCATGGGTCGTCCAACAATCCCGCTCCACGTCGATCCCGTGCTTCCGGAGTTCCCGGCGAATGAGTGCCCCGGCATCCCCGGAAAGAGGGTGCCCGGTCGCATCGTCGTTGGGGCCGGGACTTTCGGCGATCAGAAGGATTCCTTTGGCCCCTTGCCCATAGACTGGGAACTTAGGCGTCCGGCATCCCTTGTACCTCTGGCACGATTCGCACCCTTGGCCCGTGGTGCGCTTGGGGGCGACGGGTTCTTCTTCCTCGCCGAACAGATCGAAAAAGGGCTTGTTTGCCAAGGGGCGGAATCTCCTATGGAAAATGGATCGAGGGACCGTTTAGGCTAGTTTACCCGACCGACTCACGCGCATGGCCGTTCCGCGCCGTGCGCCTGTCCCTCGAAAAGCCTCCCCCGGGACTCGAACCCGGGACCCCATCCCATCGGGGACAGTGCTCTATCCAACTGAGCTAGGGAGGCAAATTCAGATCTGGGAAGGGGCACGACTCGAACGTACAACCTCCCGCCCTAGGTCACGGGTGCAGAACCACTCTGCTACACCTCCCCAGATCTAGGAGTCCGCCAGGATCCTCGGAAACCGAAGTAGCGCCGAACGCTAGACCCGATAACCGAGCGGCAAGAGCCCCTTTTCCAAAAGCTACTTCACATCCACCGAAATCACCTGCGTGAAATCCTGCCCCTGGAACACGAGGCGCGGCTGGATCACGGTGTCCCCGCCCTTGGTCTTGGCCTCCAAGGGGACCACGCTCATCGTCGTCACTTTCTTCGCCGCCTCTTCCAGATACGGCACCGACGCCTGGAACACGACTTCCACGCCCTCCGGCACCGGGGCGTCCAAAGCGCACTTGTCCTTGACCTTGCCGCCGCTGTTGCTGGCCGCCAAGCGGATTTCCTTGCCCTTGACCGTGACCTCGACCATGGGAGTCCCGGACTTCTGGTCCTCGGAGCTGAACACGGAGACCACGGCCACCTTGTCCCCGAGGTCCTTGGGCATGGGCACCGAGAAGATGGGAGCCGTGAGGCGGATGTCGTTCAGGGTCCCGAGAACGCGCTTCATCGGGAACCCGCCGCCCTCCTGGATCTTGGCGGAGAACACGGTCCCGGCTTCCGTCTGCCAGTGTGCCCAGAGGTCCCGGACAGCGTAGCGCGACAGTTCGCCAAGGGACAACAGGGTCTTGGCCGCTTCCGTGTGGATGCTGAACGGGGGCATCGGGTCGCCGTGGGTCGTGCCGTAGTTCCAGCGGGACCCCGTAACCGCGATCACCAGATCCTCGGAGAACCGGACCACGGGGAACTGCTCCCGATGGTTCTCCAGTCGGACGAGGGCAATAGCCGTCCTCATACCCGTGGGCACCTCCTGCCAAAGGCCTTCGAGGTCCGAGAGGCCCAAGGATGCGAGGGCATGGGACAGGGTGTCCGGTTGCAGGATGATCTCGCCTTCCGTGGTGCCACAGACGAAGGACAGGGAGGTCTCGGTCTTGTTGATCTCGACCACGTCCCCCTTGAGCTTCTTGACGACCTTGGCAAGTTCCTTGGCCCGGACGGCGGCCGTGAGTCCTGCAAGGTCCTGGACGGGTGCGGAAATGGAAACGCCCTGCTCGCTAGAATAGGTGTGGACCCAGCCGTCGGAGAAGACGGCGGCGTCGGCTCCTTCGATCTTGGAGTCCCCGGTTGCCGGGAGGACGAGGTCCAAGGCTTGGCGGAGGGCGGAGAGTTGGATGTTCATGGGTTTCTTTCTGTTGGGGGTGGATTTGGGTTATTTGAGGAATTTGGACTTGGGGACCTCGTCCCCCTTGATCGTCTTCTTGAGCCCGAAGTTCCCGGCGACGTGGAAGACCACCAGCCCCTCGGGATCCTTGAATCCCGGGGCGGCCAGGGATCCGACATCGGCCAGGGTCTTGAGGAAGGCATCCACGGTGACGGTGCAGAACGGGCCTCGATAGAGCACAGGGACCAGTCCCACGCACTCTGGAAGCACTTCCTGGAGTTTCACAGGTGCCGTGGGGTCGTTGGACGGAATCGCGCCCGGCTCCTCGCCGTACGGGCACCAGCGCAACACGTTGAACAGGGAGAGGCGTTTTTCCTTGAGACCGTAGCCCCGCTGGATCCCCTGTCCCCACCACTCGCCGAAATGCCGCCCGGGACCCAGCTTCAAAAGCTCGTCGCGGTTCCCTTCGGCCCATCGGGCGAATCCGTGATTGTCGTCGGCTGGCGTGATCCATCGGGTCCGGGAGCCTGTGAACAGGTCCCCGTCCGGGGTAATGAGAATCTGGGCATTTGTGCCATCGATTTTCTCACTAATTATCACGTCCCTGGACATCCGGGCCATCTTCGGGAACTCTTTGAACTCTGGAAATTCCATGGCCTAAGCCTCCTTGATCCGTTTGTACATGGAGATCCCCTTGTCCCTGTGTCCCACGGCCTTGCGAGCCACCAGACGCCCTAGGGACTCCAGGACCGTAGCCTCCTCGGCCATTTCACCACGGACGCCCAAATGCATCATGATCGTGGGCACCGAGCACCACGCCCACGGGACCCGCCCAAGGACCCAACGGTCCACGGCTTCCGGGGTGCCTCCGATTTGCGCTCTCATGCTCCTAGTTCTCCTCCGGCCCGACTAGAGCCGTGTTCATGTGATTCAAGTTACCCGATTCTCCCCTAGTTGTCAAGGGACAAACAAAGGGAAATGTAGGGTCCTTGGGATCGGTGTAGATGGTCCCGAAGATTCGGCGATTGAACAGGACCATGTGCCAGAAGTAGTTCCGGCTTCCAAAGGAGCTATCGCTACATCCGCTCCCCGGCTTGGCGATGGAGAGGACCCGGTCCCGGTCCTCCACGACGTAATAGTCCCAGTTGCAGGTCCCCGTGGCGATTAGCCGATGCCGTTCGCCCACTGGTCGGCCTTTCTGTTCGCCCATTCGTTGGCTTCCTGTTCCGTGAGGTCCCCGGACACCACGAGATCCGCAAGGTCCGACTGAAGCTCTTTCATCATCCGTGCGATCCTCATTTCTTCGGCCATCGTGTTCCCCTGGTTCCAGAGGTTCACCGAACCCCTTGATTCAAATATCGCAAATGTTCCCGCATAAGTCAAGGGGCCTAGTCCAAAAGATCCGATTTTCCTTTGGGCCGATACACCAGATCGCTTTTCACCTGAGAGAGCCAGCGGCTGTCCAGGTAGGGCCGATTGATCCCTAGGTGCTGGAGCACTACCACCTGATCGTCTGTCGTCGCCTCGTCGCGATTGGTCCCGGATGATACGCGCATGATGCCCCATTGCTTCTACATCGTCGTCTGGTTCAAGAGGATAGATTTGGTCACCTTCCAGAGCTTCCGGATGTCCCCGGAGACATCGGAATCCGTCCCCTCGCCCTTGGACGTTTGGCGTCCCGTGTGCGATGGACTGAGCACGGCACAGTTCAGCTCTTGGGCAAGTCCCCGCGCATGGCCCCACACCTCGTGCAACTGGTCCCGGGACTCCTGCCGCTTGTTCTCCGGCTCGACGTAGTCCAGGGAATCGAAGACAATCAGATCCGGTTCCCAGCCCTCGATTACGCGAAGGGCTCGGATCCGGGCCTTGATGTCCCGCATCGTGGTGCCGAAGGTCGGGAAGTTGAGGAACCGAACGGATCCGCCTTGCGACGTGCGCCGAACGCCCTTCTGGAACTCCTCGATCTCGGCAAGCCCCGTCCGGATCCCGGGCAACAATTTCTCATTGAACAGGATTTCCCCGGTATTCGAGAAGTAGGGGATCGAAACCTGTTTCTCGGTCCTTGGCCGCCCCTGCAAGTGTCCCCAAAGCCTCCTCGCCTTCTGGAGCTTGACCAGCTCGAAATCGAGGATCAGGACCTTGCAGCCTTGGAACATGGCGCTCATGGAGAACAGGTCCACCCAGAAGCTCTTGCCCCGCTTCTGAGGTGCCAGGATGCCCACGAAATCGCCCCGGATGATCGGGCCTAGAAGCTGGTCCAAGCATCCCGGCATCCGGAATAGGACCTCATCCTCCGTGGTATAGGCCTCCTGGATCGTCGCGGCATCCCGCAACAGATCCACCATCGGAACGTCGGCACCCGTGGCACGGCTGAAACTCAGGAAAGCGTTCTCCGCTTGCGCCAAGCCGTCCGGGGTATTCGCTTCCAATGCCCGCTGTGCCATTTCGAGAGCCCTGGAGACAGTTCGCCGTCGGAAGTACAGGTCCGCTTGGTCCTTGGCGAAGGGGGCGCTCAGGGGCTCCGCAGACTTCCAGTCACGGGACAGATTGGACAGGAACTCGGCAACGGCGCGGCTCGTGGTCTCGTCGGCAACCTCGGTCTGGTGGACGGCGTAGATCTGGGTCATGGATTCGCCAGGGGCCTTGGCCGGTTCCAGCTTGGCCCATTCGTGGATCCAGGCGGCAACGGTCCTGGAGAACTGGGATTCAAAGAGCCGGGGGCTATCGTACTTGGAGACAATGTGCCGATAGACCTCGTCGGAGGCGATCATCCAACTAAGGATGTCGCGTTCCGAGGTGGCTTCGATGACGATGCGTTTGGTCACTTGGGTGGATTCTCCGCAGGCAGAATAGACAAGCCCATCTTGCGGCCATGCCCCCCTGACAGCAGGCGTTGTACCATAGCCGCCGTGACCCAAGATGACCTATACGACGCGCCCTCGAACCACTCCAATGAATATGTGGCGCTACTTCCTCGAATGCAGACGGCCTCTATAATGGCCGTGACACCATCCCCAATTGGGATCTCCGTTCCGCAGGAGTGAACACGAACCGGGGATTTCACTGGTTTTTTTGGGCTCATAGTGCGGCGTCCAACTCCAAAGAGTCAAGAGATTCCGGGAGCGTGCGGCCCTCGTCGTCCAGGAGCTTGATTTCCCCGGTGGCCAGTGCCTGCCGGATTGCCGATTTTCCAAGAATCACAGGGTGCCTTCTTTCGTGAGGTTGCGGACCATCGCTACAATGGACTCGTCTTCGTTGGTTTCTGTCTTCCCGTCTACCACGACGCGAAGCGCATTTCCCCGGGCTTCCAGGGTCTCGGCCATCACGGTATCAATGGTCCCGTTGGCTAGGAGGTAGTAGACGTTGACGCTGTTCTTTTGCCCAAGACGATGAAGCCGCGACATTGCCTGATCTAGGTCCGCAGGGCTCCAGCACAGTTCCACGAATGCCACGTTGGAGCATACGGCCTGGAGCCCATCAATCCCGACGCCGGCCGCCTGGATATTGCCCAGGAAGATCTTGCACTCGTCGTCGTTGACGAATCGGCGCACGGCCTGTTCCCTGCCTTCCTTGGATACGCCTCCAGATACCCGGACGCACCGTTTTCCCAGATGCATTTCGAGATAGTCCAGAACCGCGATGTGCCAGCCGAACACGACCAGCTTTTCCCCGGTCTCCAGGAAGTCCGCAATCCAGTCGATCACGGCATCCTTTTTCATCTCGAACGCCGAAGCGGTCAGGGCTCCAAGGCGTTCCCGAATCTGGCCCGGGGAGTGTCCTTGCATGGAGAGGATCCGGTCCTGTGCCTCCTGGTACTCGTCGGACATCGTGCAGTCCATGAGCACGGGCGTGTAGACCCGGTCTGGCAGGTCCTTGAGCACGTCGGCCTTCGTGTACCGGACTCCAAGGGGCCGGATCTTCTCGTGCAACTCCTCGGCATTCGTGGAGCCCTTGTACGTGGTCGAAAATCCGTTGTTGCGGGGGCCGCAGTACCTGTTCAGGTAGCGCCAATGGTCCGAAAACGTCTTAGGGTCTAGGGCATGCAGGACCGTGTACAATTGGGCCGGGCAGGTACGCGCCGGAGTGCCGGATAGCGCCACGATTCCCCGGCTGTCCGTGAGCCTGAGGAACGCTTTAGACCGCTTGGCCTTGGGGTTGCCGACGGCCTGGACCTCGTCGGCAATGACCGTCTGAGGGTCCCAGGAAATCAGGGCATCGGTCCACGATTCCAGGATATCCCAATTCAGGACCACGGCCCCTTTCTTAGGGAGCGCATGTGGGCTCCGGCCAGAGAGGACCCAGAACGGGAGCGTGACGCCCCATTTCTTCGCCTCCCGGACCCATTGATTCTTAGTCGAGGCGGTCGCAATGACCACGATCCTGTCGAACTCCGGATTCATCCGAACCCAGGACAAAGAGGTAGCCGTCTTCCCAAGGCCCATTTCTTGGAACAAGGCCCCACGGCCATTCCGGTACTGGAGCATCCGGAGACTTTCGACCTGATACGGCCGCAAATGACTCCAGTCCCCGGGGATCTCCACGTCCTTCCACGGCGGCACCCAGGGGGCTAGTTCCCGCTTCGATGGAAGCCCTGGCATCCCGATAGCCGTGGGACCTGTAGGGGCTCCTAGGAGCTGGAAGCCGTGGTGCAGGAG